AATGAAATCATCGCCATAGTTCTCTAACAGATTGCGTAATGATTCAAGGCTAGTCGAATCACCATTGACCATATCAAAACCAATGTTAGCTACATCCTCACCAATCACTTGGCGAAACAGCTTTGACAATACCTCTTGTGATATGTCATGCCCCATCGTGCTTTCATTCTTAATGGTAGCAAATAAGCTGGCGTAGGATTGCTTCTGTGCAGTAGTCAGTGTCGGGTTATCCGACATGAACAGTGCTTCAATCTCATCGGGCAACACTGTTCTATTATACTTGTCCATTGCTACATCAATGGTCTTCTTTATCTTGCGTACATCCTTACTGAATAAACGGTCAGGACACTTCGCCCCACGGTGGTCATCATAGAATGACTTGTCCATAAGACTGCGAATAAGAGATAGTTCCATATCAATTCTCCTTGTTGGTTAAGGCTGACAGTGCAGCCATATCATCGGGGTGACGATACTTTATGTCATCTGTTAATCGTAAAACACGTACATCGGAAACATGTCCACGTAATTCTTTGGCAATCGCTAGTGTCTTTGGTAAAGCATCGGGGTCTAGCGCGATTACCGCTGTTGAGAACTGTGCAAGATACCTCTTGTGTGATTCAAGTATTGATGTCCCCAACATGGCTACCCCTACAAGCCGAACATCACTACCTACAACTGCAGCACTCACACAGTCCTCAACAACTACTGCGACATTACCATAGCCATAAGCATATGGCAAGCCACTTTTTCCATATCGTTTCCATTTAGGCAGTCGCTTGCCTAATGAACGTCCTGTAGCATCAACAGTCTTACCTTCATGCATAACAGGAAATACAATGCGGTCTTCCTTCACATCATATAACACACCTAGTTCATTCTCGTCAATACCCCATTCAGCACAAAACTTAATTACTGCTCGTTTGTTTCTGTGTGGCACAACATAACTAGGTAATTCAAATGTGTTGGTAGCAAACTCTTCTGCGCCAGCAAAGCCATTGCGAATATCATCTACAGATAGATGCACACGAGTACCACCACTGACGGTGCAGGAAGCCTTGTAACAATTCCACACAAGACTACCCATGTTATTGGTCACTGTGAATGTATTATATCCATTACACACAGGACAAGTCATACGCTTTGTATGACCATTAGGTAAATCTAATTCACTTACAATGTTATATATATTATTCATGTATATATCACTCTCCTTGTCGGCACTTGTATGTGCTTATATCATGCCGTTGACGCTCCGTCAATGCATAATTTGCACTTGCAAATGTATTTTTCATATAGGGTTTTACTGACTGTGGGTTACTGTGTCCTGTAACCGACATGATTTGTGCCATACCGACACCTGCTTCAATCATTTCCGTTGTACCTGTTCTTCGTAAGTCCATTAGGCGTAGGTCATCAGACAGCCCAGATTGCCGCATAAGCTGCCTTCCATATTTTGACAGCCTCTCCATGCTATACGGGTGGAACACCCCCTCTACGGGCTTTGGACGCGGCGCAACGTACTGTTGAAATCCAAAGTCTTCGTTTTGCTGTACTAACATCTGCATTAAGTCATCACTTATGGGTAATGTAACTTGCGCACGGCGTTTACTTTGCTCCAGATACAGCTTTCCTTCGGCCAAGTCAAAGTCATCCCACGTAAGCAGACGCATATCACCTAGCCTTTGACACCATTCGTATGCCATATGAACAATAAGCCCAACATTTCGTGAATCAAAATCACTATAGGCAGCGTCAAGAAATTGACGCACATCATCCTTTGACCACACCACACGGCGAGGCTTCGGTGTCTTTCGTTTTACACTAGCAAAGGGATTGACATATGCATACTCCATGTCTATGGCGTAACGATACACACGAGATGCACAAGTGCAGACATGATTAGCAAACTGCACACCACGCTTGACCCACTCTTCGTAAGCAACCTTCGCTTGCCTAGTGGTCAGTGTCTTGTATGGTTTGCTGCCCAATGTCTCTGTCAAGACAGACAGAAAGTATTTATAATCTCGTTTAGTTTCATCACGCAACATGTTGAAATCATTAGATTGATAGTAGGCATCAACCAATGCTGACAAGGGGCTGCTCTTGCCAAGTGTCACCACTTTAGATTGTTCTTCTCGCCACAAATCAATATGCTCATTTAACTCTCGTGCCAGTGGTTTGACTGTGCGTAGGTCTGTGCCTAACTCAACACGCTCCACCACCCCAGCATCAATCAAACGCTGGGGCGGGTTGAAGCGATAGTGAGTGCGACCATCTGCCAGTGTTCTGGCTTGTGTGTATCGCGGTAATGTCATGCTGCAATCAACTCCTTGAACTGCTTGCTTTCAATCCACTGTGCCACCTTGTGTTCACGAGTGAACATAGACACAGCCTCTGTATCTTTGCCAGTGTTACGCAGGGCAAAGCCATTGCGGTCATCTGCATAGGTGGCAAAGTTAGTGAAGGCAGAATACAATGCCCACACATTCTCACCACGAACACCTGCCTCTTGATGATACAGGTTCAGCATCTTCTCTGCTGTACGTTCAGACTTGAGCAATGATTCCAGCATAGCCTTCACATCACCTACATACAGACGCTTGACAGCCCACTGTTGTAGTAACTCCGACTGTGCATAGAATGACTGTGAAGATTCACGCAGGTCACGAATGAACTTGTCCATCGTAAAGTTGCTAGTGTTCTTACGGCGCACCTTGTCATGCTCACCGCGAATCTGCCCATTGGTACAGAAGAAATCAATTGCACCAAAGTAAGTCTGATTTGAACATGACCCATCAATACCATGCAGAGCAATGATGCGCTGGGCAATGGTAGTGCTATGCTTTTCTGTTTCAATACGAGCAGTCACGTTAGGCAGCACCATGTCCATCATAGCCCATGCATTGTGTCGCGCTACCTTCCACTTGATGTTCATGCCTTCGCATTCTTTATCGCCCAAGTTTTCAGTGATTGTATCATGCACACCACCAAAGAAGTCGGCATGATTGGCGCAGTTGAATGTGTCACCTACTACGCCAATGTATTCACCTGTCTCACCATTGATGACGTACTTCTTGTCTGCCACTTTTGTTGGCTCAAACATTACGTCAAAGTTTAATTTCTCCGGCATCATATCTTCAATTGGAATCATATCGAATGGCATATTTTTATCTCCTCTCATTCATTATTGGCAACTGATAGTGTGTTATATAACAAACAATAACAACAATATCAAGTCTAAAATTAACAGTGTCTCCATTTGCTATCTCCATTTTTTAATCTCAACGTCCTCACTTACAATAGCACTCTGTAAACGATACCATTTATTATCTAGTGTGCGTAGGTCATCGTAGTCCAGTGAACACAATTCACTTATGCTAATACGAATAGGAACCCATGCCTCTAGCATTTCAAGCACAGCCTCTTGTTGATGTGGTGTCATTGACTTCCAACATTTAGTTGCTGCCTCTCGCCGCAATTCCCATTCACTCTTTTCTTTTGTCATGCTGCTTCTCCTTTCATCCATTGTGGCATCTCACGGCCTTTGTTATAACGTGCAAACTTTGACTTGTCAACTATATAGAATGCACGATATGCTATGACAGGCCAGTACTCATCTGTCTTCAAGTCATCGTGACCACTAAAGCATTGTGGGTGTGGTGTCACATCACCATCTGGCAACAGATGTCGTGCATTGTATAGTGCTATGCTGTGTTTACCTGCACCATGCCACTTACCATACCTATGATGATACTCACATAACATGGCTGTGTACAAGCTATAAGCCCATCTGTAGTTGGCACGATTCTCCATAGCCCACAGTGTGCATGGATGTCTCTGATGCACAGGCTTGTATAGTCCATGCTCCTCTGCATAGTCAGGGGCATGATGCCATACAGCAGTACATAACATCTGCGCTTCTTCCAATGGCATCTTCACAATGTGCTGGTCACATAGCTGCTTGGCTATGGCATCAGGGTGATGGTCAATTAGAAATCTGTTCATCTTACCCTCGCTCATCTTCATATGAGTGCATACACAATTCTTCTTTCAATTCTTCAACATATTTAAATGCTTCTTCAAGGTACCAAGGGTTGTCGTTGAATATGGCTTCCGTAAGTGCAAGGCTAATCCAGTCTAGCTTTTCATAATTAGATTTATTCATTACAATTCTCCATGTACCATGTCTTGTATTTGTGAAATGCTAACAGTTTGTATGCTTCCAAGTCAAGGGTTTCCCATTCTTTAATGTCAATACCACCCCCATAGTCGTGCCATGTTTGCATCTCGCTATCAAGCATCACCATCAGGGAATTAGCCTCTATGGGTGTTAACTGTAGCCATATTGTCTTATCTTTAGCCATCATAATCATCTCCTTCGTCACGCTCCTGTAGGTTATGCACATCTATGTCATCACAGATGTATGAGTAGTCGTGGTTGGGTAAGTTAAACAGTTTTACTGTACCATCCTCATTACGGACGTAATCATCTGCCTCTACATCCACTACGGATAAGGACAAATCCCAAACCGCTACTGCATATGTTTTATTAGGGTGAAACATTTTCATTCTCCATTACCATTCTACAGGGTAGAATACTTCTACCATGCTGTCACACTTAGGGCAAGTCAGTATCGTAACCATACTAAACTCATCACCACGATGCTCATCAGGGTTGATGTCATAGTCTACGTTCCAGATTAATTCGGTATCTTTACAGTGCCAACAGTTCATGTGTCAATCTCCTCATCCAGTTCATCTATGACAGACTTGGTGTAGTAGCACAAGAAGTTACAACTAGGGCATTGCTCTTGTACTGTTTCATGTACCTCTACATGGTTGCAGTTCAAACATTCATGTTGTGTCATCGTCTTACTCCCATTACCCAATCCTCTGCTGTATCCTCTGCATATTGCTGCGAGTGTCCAAGCAAGTTAAGTTCCTC